CGCGGCTCGGCGCTGATGGCCATCATCGAGCGTATCAAGACGCGTGACCAGGGCCTTTGCCAGCAGTGCAAGGCCGATGGCCGCGTGCGCCTAGGCAATGAGGTCGATCATCGCGTGCCGCTGCATCTCGGTGGCGCCGAGCGCGACGACAACCGATGGCTGCTGTGCGCTGACTGCCACGCGGCCAAGACAAGGCGCGAGGCCAGGGGGCGGTCGAATCTCTACGGCCTTTGAGGTTGGAAACCGCCTGCGATCCCACGCGCAGGGAATCTGTCCCCTGTTTGAATTTTCGAACTGGAACAACCGGGAATCAAAGACCATGGCACGAGGTGGCGCACGACCAGGCGCTGGCCGCCCGCGCAAGTCGCCACCAGCAGCTGTGCCGGCCGAGGCCGCGCCGGCGCAAGAGGGCGACGGCGCCGAGACACCGCTCGACTACATGCTGCGGGTGATGCGCGATCCGAGGACCGACGCTGCGCGCCGGGACCGGATGGCGATGGCCGCTGCGCCGTTCGTGCACCCGCGTCGTGAGGCTGCTGGCGCCGGCAAGAAAGAAGCCGCTGCGGATGCTGCCAAGAAGGCCGCCGCCGGCAAGTTCGGAGCGCGCCCCGCGCCGCTGAAGCTGCTGGTCGGACGTGCCTGACTGGTCCACCTCGTGTCCCGACTGGGAGCAACGGGTTGTTGATGGCCGATCCCTGGTGCCAGTGGCGCCGCTGTTTCCTGCCGAGGCGCGGGCTGCGCTGGACGTATTCGGAGCACTCCGAGCAGTCGACGTTACCGGCAGCCCAACGCTGCGTGAGATCAGTCGGCCCTGGCTGCTTGACTTCGTTGCCGCCGTCTTCGGTGCCTACAACCCGGAGACCGGCCGGCGGCTGATCCGCGAGTTCTTCCTGCTGGTCTCGAAGAAGAACGCAAAGAGCACCAACGCCGCCGGGATCATGATGACCGCGCTGCTGCTGAACTGGAGACAGTCGGGCGAGTTCGGCATCCTTGCTCCAACAATCGAAGTCGCCAACAACGCCTTCCGCCCAGCCCGTGACATGGTGCGTGCCGACGAGGAGTTGTCGGCGCTGCTGCATGTGCAGGAGCACATCAAGACCATCACCCACCGGGAGACCGGGGCCACGCTTCAGGTGGTAGCGGCCGACAGCGAAACGGTGGCCGGCAAGAAGTGGATCGTCACCCTGGTCGACGAGCTCTGGCTGTTCGGCAAGAAACCGAACGCCGACAAAATGCTGCTCGAAGCCACCGGCGGCATGGCATCGAGGCCAGAGGGCTTCGTCATCTACTCGTCCACGCAGTCGGACGAGCCGCCTGCTGGCGTGTTCCGGCAGAAGCTGATGTACGCCCGCGGGGTTCGGGACGGTCGGATTGTCGACCCCGAGTTCATGCCGCTCATCTACGAGTTCCCGCCTGCCATGGTCGAGTCGCGGGCCTACATGGACCCGGCCAACTTCTACGTCACCAACCCCAACCTCGGGGCGAGCGTAGACGCCGCATACATCGAACGCAAACTCAAGGAAGCCCAAGAAGGCACAGCGGACGACGACACGCTGCAGGGGGTGCTTGCCAAGCACCTCAACGTCGAGATCGGGCTGGCCCTGCTCTCGGATCGTTGGGTCGGCGCGGACTACTGGCTCAGATGCGCAACGCAGGTGACGCTGGACGACATCCTGCAGCGCTGCGACTGCATCACGGTCGGCATCGACGGTGGCGGCCTGGACGACATGCTCGGGCTCGCGGTTCTTGGGCGTGAGCCAGAAACCGGCGACTGGTTGCTGTGGTCTCATGCCTGGCTGCATCCCATCGCGCTAGAGCGCAGAAAAAGCGAGGCGGCCCGCTACCGCGACTTCGCCAAGCAGGGCGATCTGACCATCGTGGATGCGATCGGCCAGGACGTTGAGCAAGTGGTCGAGATCGTGCAGCGCTGTGGGGAAACCGGCCTGCTCGACAAGATCGGCGTGGACCCCGTTGGCATCGGCTCCATCGTGGAAGCCATCGAAGCCATCGGTATCGCGCAAGAGCGGATCGTAGGTATCTCGCAGGGCTGGCGCTTGAATGGCGCCATCAAGACAACCGAGCGGCGGCTGGCCGAGGGGACCATCAAGCACGGCGGGGCGCCGCTCATGGCCTGGTGCGTAGGCAACGCGCGAGTGGAACCGAAAGGCAACGCAGTGACCATCACGAAACAGGCCGCTGGCTTTGCAAAGATCGACCCGCTGATGGGTCTGTTCAATGCGGTGCATCTGATGGCGCTCAATCCAAGTCGAGCGCGCGCGAGCGTTTACGAGCAACTCGCCCGCGAGGCCGTGCAGACATCGAGCATCGCCCCCGCCATCAATGCGGATCCATTGGCGCTCAATCGCCTGCAACGCCAAGCCATGCAGTATGTGGACGGCAACGCAGGCCAGGCCATGCTGGCCGACTTCACAGACGATTTCGAGCCCATCGGCGAGCGCCTCTGGGACGACCTCGCAGCTGCCGGCTTGGTCGATCTGGACAGCGCCGGCGCTGTGCGTCTGAGTGCCGCCGGCGTCGCTGCACTGGCCACCGAACTCGAGGAGTCAGCCACATGAACTGGTGGCAGCGCCTGCGCAACGCGGTGATGCCAGGTCGTCAGATCAGCGAGCCCGATCACCCCCAAACGCGGCGCATCGTCCAACTTGGCAAGACCAGGGCTGGCCCCGTCATCACCGCCGACACCGCGCTCAAGAGCGCTGCTGTGTGGGCCTGCATCAATTACATCGCGCGCACCATCGGGCAACTGCCATGGCGCGTCATGCGCGACGGCGACACCGGCCCCATGCGCGTGCCCACGCACCCGCTGCAGTACCTGCTGGCCACGCGCCCAAACCCCGAAATGGGCGCGCTCACGTTCCGGCAGACCATGACGGGCTGGGCCGTGCGCGGCAACGCGCTGGCCGAGATCCAGCGCGACGCGCGCGGCGTGCCGATCGCGCTGTGGCCCATCCATCCATCGCGCTATTGCTTCGAGCGCGACGCCAGCACCGGCGCGCTGCGCTACGGCATCCAGCCCGACGACAGCGCCGGCAGCATCGTCTACCTCAAGCCCAGCGACGTGCTGCACATCCGCGGATTCGGCGAGGGCCCGGTGGGCCTCGATGTCGTGGCCTACGCTGCCGAGAGCATCGGCTGGGCACGCGCCACCGAGATCTTCGGGGCCACCTACTTCGGCAACGGCGCGCACGCCGATGGCTTCATCCAGACCCCGACAGGTTTCACCAAGGGCGCCAAGGAGCAACTCGACAGGGAGATCAAGACCAAGCACGGCGGCGCCGACAAGGCGCATGGACTGGTCATGCTCGATGCCGACCTGAAATTCGTGCCAACCACGCAGGCGCCCGAGGAGGCGCAATTCATCGAGACTCGCCAGCACCAGGTGGAAGAAATCTGCCGATGGTTCGGCGTGCCGCCGCACAAGGTGATGCACCTGCTGCGCGGCACATTCAGCAACATCGAGCACCAGAGCATCGAGGTGGTAGTCGACTGCATCGCGCCATGGTCCATCACCTGGGAGCAGGAAGCCGATTTCAAGCTGTTCGGCCAGAACCGCCAGGGCTTCTACACCAAGCTCGACCTCAAAGGCCTGCAACGCGGTGACTTCAAGAGCCGGCAAGAAGGCCTGCAGCTCATGCGCCGCAACGGCGTCATCAACTCCAACGAATGGCGCGCGCTCGAGGACATGAACACCATCGGCGACGATGGCGACAAGTACATCGTCGAGGGCAACATGACCACGCTGGAGCAAGTCGGCCGAGTGCCGCCTCCCGGCCCCCCCGCTGCAGATCCACCGCAAGACGATGCGGGTGGTGCGCAGGACCATTCACTCGTCGCACGCGCGCGCCGTCAACGCGCGCTGCTGCACTGAAAGGGCCGACACTCATGGACGAACAGACCCAGACCCCGCCAGATCTGCCGCTGGCGCCGCCGCCCGATCAGCCGCTCGGCTCCCTGCTCGCGGCGATGGTCGAGACGTTGCGCGGTGACCACGACTCCGACCTGGTGCACGCGCGTATCCGCGGGCAGAGCTACGTCGCCGTGCGCAACGCCGACGGCTCCATCCACACCGAGTGCCGGGGCCAGTGACGTGGGCGCCGGCTATGCCGTCAAGGCCAGGGCCGACCAGAGTGCCGAGATTCTCATCTACGAGGATGTCGGCCAGGGCTGGTTCGGCGGCGTCAGTGCCAAGCAATTCGCGGCCGACCTCAAGGCTCTCGGCAATGTCAAGACCATCGACGTGCGCATCAACAGCTACGGCGGCGACGTGTTCGATGGCCTGGCCATCTACCAGCAGCTGGTCCGTCACCAGGCCGCCATCATCACGCATATCGACGGCGTGGCCGCGTCGATCGCCAGCGTCATCGCCATGGCCGGCAGCGAGATCCGCATCGCCGAGGCCGGCTGGCTGATGATTCACGATGCATGGGGCCTGGCGATCGGCAATGCCGCCGAGATGCGCCGTCAGGCCGATCTGCTCGACAGCGTGACGCAGCAGATCGCCGGCGTTTACCAGGCGCGCACCAGCAAGCCGATCGAGGACATCCGCGCCTGGATGGGCGATGAAAAATGGTTCAACGCCTCCGAGGCCATCGACACAGGCTTCGCCACCAGCATGGCCGAGAACCTGCGCGTGGCCGCGCACGCAGCGCCGTCTGAGCACGTCAAGTTTCGCCACCTGCCACCAGCGCTCGCCCGCCAGCCCGGTGCGCCGCAGGAGCCCGCGCACCGGCCCAGCGCCGCCGAGCAGCAGCTCATCGCGCAGGTCGAGGCGCAAGCCGCCACCCTGCGCGCGCGCCGCGCCTCTCGCATCGTTCCCCCGACTCGCGGCGCTGCGTAACGCCGCATCAAGCGCGCCGCGAGGCGCACCACCGAGCCGCCGGCCCCCACCACCCGGCGGCTTTTCACTTTTGGAGATCCATCATGTTGTTCAGCGTCAAAGAGCAATGGGCTCTGCGGCAAGCGGCTCTCGCGGCCTTTGCCGCTGCATTCGGCGTGCGCGCCGACGGCGAAGATCCAACCATCGCCGTTCACATCGCGCGCCAGGAGGAACTCGTCGCCGACTCCGAGGCCATCATCGCGCGCGCCAAGGCCGAGAGCCGCCCGCTGTCGGCAGAAGACAGCAAGGCCATCGCGTTCAACAGCGGTGAGGTCGAGCGCCTGCAGGGCGAGATCGACACGCTGCGCACCGTAGCCGCGCAGCGCGCTCGCCTGGTCGAGCCGCAGCCGCGCCAGGTGCCCGGCAACAGCATCGACCCGCGCCCCGACCCCGACGCCGATCCCATGCAGCGCCCGCAGGCGCGCGGCACCGTGGTGCAGACCACGCACCTGCCGCAGCCGCGCGGGGGCTACTCGCGCGACAACGGCGGGTTCCGCGACATCAGCGAGTTCTCGCATTCGGTTCGCCGCGCAGCGCAAGGCGCCGGACTCGACCAGCGCCTGCAAAACGCGCTGTCGACGTACAGCTCCGAAGGCGTTGGTGCCGACGGC